CATCGTATCCAATGGCGCGCGTTTCACCGACTGCAAGTCCGGTCGTGATTGTCGCACCTGTGACCGCTGTATCGGGATAACCGTCGGGATAACGTCGCGTATGGTCGCTGATCGTCAATGTTCCATCCGACGCAATGTTGACCACTGCAACACCTTGCGTCACTTCGACAATCTGGCTGTTATAGATCGCCTGTGACGACGGGCCAGATTGTCCGTTGATGAGATATTCAGGATCGGGATACCATACGCTCGCCGTGCCACCGCTGGACACTGTGCGCCACCGGACCAGTTGGGGCACCGCCGCGTCAACCGCTCCACTGTACGCGAACAGATCGTCCATCTTTGTGGTCATGTTGGCCCATCGTCCAGACGCCAAATCGGTCTGGGCGATGTATTGAAACTCGTAACGAATGTCCTCACGAAGCGGTGTATCAAACCGTGCCTCAATTCGTCCATTGTTGTATGACACAACCACGTTGTTCGGGGGCGACAGGTCAGTTTCACTCACCGATGCGGTGCTGTTCGGACGTGGCTTTTCCTCGCCTCCAAGCAAATTCCAACGGTGATCGTTGACCGGGACCAGTGCGAGTGAACAGAAGAACCCGCTTTCATCCACCTCGACAGGGGTGATGATTTCGTAATCACCAGCGAACTCGTTGTCGTAGCTGATGTCGACGATCCGATGCTTCATCGCACGGACACCGCGCAATCCGGTGGTTGGCGCGAGTTTCTGCAGTGGCTGCGACCGCATACCGATCGACTTGGCCACTCGCATCGCCTGATTATGGTTTCCGATGGTGGGAATGTCCACCGTCAGGAACGTATTGCCCTGTCCGGGTACATACCAGTTCGGATTGTACCAGGGCGCAGACGCCTGCATGGTGTAATTGGCGTTCGGGTCGATATAGCGCACCACCACGCCTTGCGTTTCGCTTTCACCCTCCTGCGCTGCCACACTTTCCATGGTGATGATGTCCCGGTTGTGCCCAAGCGACACCTCTGGGACATAATAGTATCCGACACGCATCCATGTCTTGCCGTCGTCATCGAACACCAGTTGCCCGTCACAGGCCATGAGTATCTGCTGTTCGATGCTGGCCCGGTCCACGCTGTCCTGCGCCGCAATGGCACATTCGTATCGTGGCTGCACGGACTCGATGCCGGTGATCGTCTGGTCGCAAATATCAGCCTGTTCCGCGATCCAGTCCCAATTGACATCGCTTTCCAGCTTGTTGCGACCATAGGGATGTGTCCGCCACCACGCCCAGATCAACGCGGCGTTGCGCGACGGCTTGTAGGTGGCGCGATTGCCCAGCACCTGCGCCGGATCGCGCGGGTCGTACATGTTGGACCAGTCGGACAGGAGCGCGACATTCGGCTCACCCAGTCCGAGCGCGCCACGCCAGCGATACACCTTGTACCGGTCCTCCAGTTTGATCGCTGCGCCACGGATGACCGTATAGGTCGTGCCGGCCAGCAGATGTTCTGCAACATTCCACACATTCGCACCGAACGCTGCCTGCAGTTCAGTTGCGCCGGGCGGGACGGGGTTGGACTCCGTGTGCGTGTGTGTCCAGATGCGGAAATACCGCTTACCCTCGAACATGAAGTCCGGCGCCGTCACCTCGCCCTGTGCGTTCAGTGTCACCGGGATATTGTCGAGAAAATACTGTCGTTCGGTGCCCACGGCCGGACTGTCGCAATGTTCGATCAGCCACCACAGATTACCGGCGGAATCGAACTCAGCGAAACCGACCGCACCACCCTGCAACACCCGGCCCGCATTGATCCAGCGGTTCGCCTGTTCCTGTCGGACGTTGATCTTCGCTGCAACCATGTCGGACTTGGGCTTGAACAGCAGATTGTTGATCAGACTCGCCGCAAGAGCAACAACGACGGACCCGATCGCAATGGCCAACGCAGTGGCCACCTTGGCGCCGACGCCGAGTCCGATGAGAAACCCGGAACCGGGCGCGAACACGTTCACTGCAATCAGCGCACCGACGGTGGCGACCGCGACAAGGATCTTGCCGACCTTGCCGTAGCCGAGCGCCGGCCGATCGATCAGTTGTGCCAAGATCACAGTTGTACGCTCCACACCGCTGTCGGCTGCACGAACCGGGTGTTCACCTCGACCACCCCACGGTCCAGCCTTAGCGCGAATGTGGCACCGGTGCATAGCGCCCCGATACCCTGCACCAGCGCCACATCCCCGCGTACGGGCGCCGCAGCGGCCCGGACGGCACCGGTCATGTCGATCAGCCCCTCCGGGCCGCCGTGGGCGTCCATGACAGCCTGCGCGCCCGCCTCATCGTCATAGGTGCCCCGGAAGCGCGCCGCCACGTCCACATGGCCCGCTGCGGCCAGATAGTCGCCAATGGACAGCAAGCAGTCGCTCTGGCCCCAGACATGCCCGCCGCGGCGCCATTCTGCCAGCGTCCGATCAACCAGGTCGCTCATGGGACTTGATAGGTGCGGTTGGCGAGCGCGGCGATATATTCCAGCCCACGGTCCACCGTCGTCACGCCCAGCTGGCGCGCATATTCCCGCTGCGTCGCATCGTTGAGCGTGCGGTTCGGGGTGTTGCTACGACCGAAATTGGCGTCCTTGGCCGGCACCATAACCCGATACGTCCGGACCAGACGGCCCGCCGCGTCCTGCGTGACCCCACCTTCCGAGAAGTGCGGGGTTCGCATGGTGAGCCGCTTGAAAAACTTGATGGGTGTGACCGGTCGCAACGCCTCGCCATCCTTGAAGATCGCCAGATAGACGATCAACTCGCGCCCGGCCGCCAGACCCTGATCCGCCTTGAGCGCCCGATACAGATCACCCGCCGGTTCGTCGGGCAGATCGGGCAGCGTCATGCTGAACTGATAGGCTGGACTACTGCCGTCGCGGCCATCTTGCAGCCGCGGGACCACATGGATGTCGCGGCCGTTCGCGTCGATCGTGCCCAGCCACTCCGCACCATCCGCAGTGAACAGCTTTCCCTGCCCCTGCCACATACGGGTCGGATAGCCGATGAAATCGTAGAAATAGAGACGCCGGACCACCACGCGCTGATCGGACAACACATCTTCGTTGCCGAGATATTCCTCCAGCAGCGCGTCGAACTCGCTACTCATGGGCGGCACTCGGGGGATCGGACAATGGTTTCCACATGGTCGGCTGCGGCACGATCCAGTCACAGAACGTGTCAATCCACCCGCTTTCATAACGATGCCCAGCACATACCGAAACACCGTTCCACAGTTGAATACACAGACACTCGTCCTCTGTTGGAGCCGTGTCTATTGTGCGCCACTCGCTACTCATCGGTAATCGTCTCCATCAGGATGATCTTACCCAACTGGATCATTCCGTTGTTCGACCTGTCATATGTCGCACGAATCTCTGCGATGTTGCTGATTGTCCCGGTGAAGAACGGGCGCACCAGTGCCATATCGCCCGCCGTCACATTACGACGCAATGGTGGACTGATGGTCAATGTGTCGCCTTCAACGTCCTTGATGATGTGGGTCGTACCACCATGTCCGATCACATGACCACGCTGCAACGATGCCCCGGTGGTTACGCGGACGGTCGTGACCCCCTCCAGTGCGTTGGCTGCGAACACCGCCGCCACATCACCCTGCCACGGTACATCACCGGACCACAGCACGTCCGGTTGCCACGGCACGCCCGTCCGCGACCTTGCACCGCACACCTGCGGAGTGGGCGCCAGGCGGACGCGGAACACCTCGCCATTACCCATCGACATGAGCCAGCTGGCAACGGGTGATTCCCATTCGCCCGGTCGCATCGCCAGTTCCATTTCAAGGAACCCCCGTCCACCCGGTTCGGGCGACATGATCCGGACCGCACCGGACGTAAACCCGCCGTCGATCGCCGCGCCCGGCACATGGAACAGCATCTTGCTGACGGGCGTGGTGGGGAAGATCCAGATGCGCATCAGGCGAGCGCCCCATTCTGCTGGTATTCAGCCAGAATCGCCGGCACCGCGCGGCGCACGTCATCCTTGGTCTGCTCGGCGGACTGGCGGATCTGCGCGGCAATGGTGCCACCGTCGATCGCCCCGGCGATGGTGAACTGGTTGGTCACATTGACCACCGGCGGCGCGGCGCGACCACCGCCGCCATGGACCTGGACGCCCAGCGAGCCGTCGCCGCCACGCTTGAGCGGCAGGATGCCCTCTGGGCCGGCTTCACCCGCCACGTTCGCTCCGCCACCGGCGGCAAAGAACGTCGGGCTGTCCACCACACCGCCCTTGGCGAACGGGCGCGCGATGGCGCCGGTCATGTTGCTGCCGTTGCCCGCAGCAGCGGCCGCTGTGCCACCGGTGAACAATCCAGTGATGGCGCTCAGAATGCCACCACCCGATCCACCCTTGCCGAACCCGGCATTGACCGCCACGTCCAGCAACTTGTCGATCACCTTGTCCAGCATGTTCGTCACGGCGTTGGTGAACGACCGGAACACGCCTTCACCGTTGCGCAGACCGGTCTGCAAATCGCCAAGGAAGCTACGGGTGCTGCTGCGGGCAAAATCCAGCGCCTCAGCGGACCGGTCGATTTCGTGCCGCTGTGCCGCATACGCATTGCCGGCCGCCTGGATCGCTGCGACCTCCTGT